CACTATCGAAACAGTTAGTGTTAACAACTTGACAGATTACAGTCCTTATGTTATAATTAGTGAGGGACAGTTATTAATACATAGCGACAGTGTTTTGGGGTTTTCGATGTTATCCTTATGGCCGCATAGTAAATAAGCCCAATAAGGATTATGCGCCCCCTTAAAGAAAATGCGGCAAAGTCAATCTATAAAGGTGACAATCCGGCCTTGTTATATTTGCAGAATAAAAAAAAGTTTCTATATAAAAAAATCCCCCAGAGGTTCGCAGACCCTATGAGTATTTCGAAATTATATCACATATATTTGAGGGATGAATGTATCATGTCTTCGTTAGACAAGGAGAAATTTAAGTATAACTGGGAGTATTTGAATATGATGGTAAGGTTTATGAAGACTGACTATGTAGCTGAGGATCTCTCATATGAAGTAGTCGAACGAGAGGATATCAGTAATCTGTCAGAGAATAATTTTTAATCCGTAGGGGTGAAAGTTATCTGAGGTTGACAGACACTAAATATCGAAGTATAATAAAAGTTGAACTGGGAGTATTTGAATATGATGGTAGGGTTTATGAAGACTGACTATGTAGCTGAGGATCTCTCATATGAGCTGGTGGATCGCGTCTACTCGACCGAAGAAGCCTCGTACTAATATGGATCTACTTGAAAAATTTAATAATAGATTACCTGATCAATTACCAGAGGATGAATGTTGGGAATGGCAAGGATGTAAGGATAAAGGTGGATATGGAATATTACACCATGGTAAGAAGTTGAGGGCGCATAGGGTTTCGTATGAGATTCATTATGCAGAATCTTTAAGTGATTTACATTGTCTACATAGATGTGACAACCCTTCTTGTGTAAATCCTTTTCATTTATTTTCTGGAACTAATACAGATAATATGAATGATAAGGTAATGAAAGGGAGAGCTTATACTGGTAATCAACAAGGCCAGAATAACGGTAATTCTAAATTGTCAGACGATGTTGTCAAAGAGATAAGATTGTTGTATAATACTGGTGGATATACAACAATCCAACTTGGTGAGAAGTATGGGGTAAATCTTTCTACTATTTCTTACATAGTCAACAACAAAACATACAAACATTTATTGGAGTAGTGATCAATGGCCAAGGGATTTACAGTCAAGGCATCAACACCAAAGAAAAAGGAAGAAGGTCCAGAGTGGGACTATGATGCAATCAAGGAAAGAATGAGAGGGAAGGCAATTGTATTTTGTCTACCTGGAAGGGGATGTAGTTATGCATTCATGAAGAATTTTGTACAATTATGTTTTGATCTTGTACAGAATCAGATGAGTATTCAGATTAGTCAGGATTACTCAAGCATGGTGAATTTCGCACGATGTAAGTGTCTCGGCGCAAATGTCTTGAGAGGGCCTGACCAAATTCCATGGGATGGTAAGTTACAGTATGATTATCAGTTGTGGATTGACTCAGATATTATTTTTAATACTGAGAAGTTCTGGCAATTATGTGATGTAGCATTAGGTGCTGATGGGACGGAGAGGCCTATTAGTGCGGGGTGGTATTCAACTGAAGATGGACGGACTACCTCTGTTGCACACTGGCTTGAGGAAGATGATTTCCGTAATAATGGTGGAGTGATGAATCATGAGATGGTTGATGGTATTTCGAAGCGTAAGAAGCCATTTACTGTTGACTATACTGGTTTTGGATGGGTCTTAATTCAGAAGGGTGTATTTGAGAATGAAGGTATGAAGTATCCATGGTTTGCTCCAAAGATGCAAGTATTTGAGAGTGGTGCAGTACAGGATATGTGTGGAGAGGATGTATCATTCTGTCTTGATGCAATTGAAGCTGGTTATGAGATTTGGTGCGACCCTCGTATCCGTGTAGGACATGAAAAAACCCGAGTTATCTAAGGTACGAATGGCAAATCAATTTAAGGTTGATCAATCAAAGGACTTTGCTTCAAAGATGACATTAATTACTGATGTAAGTAGTGAGAAGTATTTGAAGCAATATCGTCAACATCTACAAAACCAAGCTCAACTAGAATCAATTTATAAGGAGAATTAAATTATGGCAAAACTTCGAAAGTCTCTATTGGGACAAACGATGATTGAATCTCAACCAAAGAAAACACGACAAGGTTGTGGTGCTCATACTAAGTACGCCGCAAGTAGTCGTAATAGTAAAAGGAAGCGTTATCGTGGACAAGGAAGGGGATAGATAATATATAAAAGGTCTCTAATAGGGACCTTTTTTTAATGTGAGGAATTATGGCGTATTTGAATCATAGTTTACCAGATTGGTCTTGTTATATTCGTAATGAGTTTTTATTCAATCATAAGAAAGGTCATGGTGAAGTCACCAAGGCTGATGTACATAGTGTAGCTAGTATTGAGAAGAGAGTACCATTATTCGAAGGATTTCTAGAGAATGGTGTGAACTGGACAAGAAGACCTCTACACGCCTTCTGTTGGGACCCTGAAGCAGAGATAGAACCATTAGAGGACATAATGTACTGGGACTGTTTTAGTCCTTATATTGACGTACAGAAGAGACATAGGTTAGAAGGACTGCAGGCACAATTAATTCGTCCTGATGGTAAGAAGGTATTAGGTGATTATATGTTTACTATGGATTGGTCATGGGAGAATAAGAGTATACCTGATTTAAACTATTCAGAGACACCAGAACATAAGTGTGCTCATTTGTTTAAGGTAGAAACTGGTAACTATTATGCATATCCCAATAATCGTATTATTTGGTATGATAATGCATGGACATTTAATCGTATTGAAAAGAACCCTGGATTTGAGATTGATACCACTGTATATAGCGTAGAGAACAAGAGACGTATAGAAACATCAGATCATTATATGTACGAGATTACAGATATATAAAGAAAGGCATTCATCATGGATCAAAACTTTTTAAGAGAGATTAATCACGATCAGAAGACACCAAAGAATAAGAAGAAGGTTCGTGAGGATGGATTCTATGAAGCGAGTGAAGCTGACTATAAAGACTTCTGGGAGAATGAAGATACCAAGCAAACATTGATTGATTAAAAGATTGGGTTTGGTGTAATAAATAACTCATAATTGTTGTAGAAAAATCAAGTGCCTGTCCAAAGAGTCAGTCAAGGTTTTAAAGATATCAGTGCATCATTCAAGATTAACCCATTAAATCTTGATTTAATTGCATTGAGAAATGAGAATGCTATTGCACGATCAATTCGTAACTTAATTTTTACAATACCTGGTGAGAAACCATTTCAACCTAATATTGGTTGTAATGTCACTAACCTGTTATTTGAAAATTTAGATAGACTTACAGCCAGTTCGATTGAATCGGAAATTAGGAACACAGTGAATAACTTTGAACCGAGAGTCCGTTTAACTGCTGTTATCGTCAATCCAAACTTTGATGATAATCTCTTTGAAGTTACTCTTAAGTATGACATTGTAGGTATCGATCTTCCTCGACAACAATTATTATTTGCATTACAGCCCACTAGGTAAATGCCCTTAGTCAATTTTAGCAACTTAGATTTTGATCAGATAAAGACTTCAATCAAGGATTATCTCCGTGCGAATTCAAACTTCACGGACTATGACTTTGAGGGATCTAATCTATCAACTATTCTTGATACGTTAGCTTACAACACGTATATAACCTCTTATAATGCCAATATGGTATCTAATGAGGTATTCATCGATAGTGCCACGTTAAGAGAGAATGTGGTATCTCTAGCACGCAATATAGGGTATGTACCGAGATCCAAGAAAGCTTCTGTCGCAACAGTTTCTTTTACAGTCAACGTTTCAAACACCACAGCTGTAGCAGTCACACTTAAAGCAGGTGCAGTCATGGCATCTAGGTCAGTTGGTGTGAATAGTACGAAGAATTTTATATTCTCAATTCCAAACGATATTACAGTTCCAGTGAACTCTTCTGGATTTGCAGACTTCTATAATATCGAGATATATGAAGGAACATATGTTACACAAACATTTACTGTTGATAGTGCTAATGTAAATCAGAAATTTGTATTACCTAACTCTGGTATTGATACTGATTTGTTATCTGTTGTCGTAAGAGATACACAAGAATCAACTGTAACTCGAAAGTTCGAACTATTCAATAGTTTGTTTGATGTTACTGCATCAACTAGAGCATACTTTATTCAAGAGATTGGGCAAGAAAGATACGAACTACTATTTGGTGATGGTATATTTGGTGTCAAATTAGATAATGATAACTTTGTTGAAGCAAGTTATATTATTACTAATGGTCAATCAGCTAATAATATTAATAAATTTGCATTTATAGGTAATCTAAAATCTAGTTCTGGAGACACGATTAGTTCTGGTGTATCGATTGTAACTACGGAAGTATCTTCTGGTGGTGGTAAACCAATCGAATCGGTTGATTCTGTCAAGAAGTATGCTCCTCAAATCTATGCATCACAGAATAGAGCTGTTACTGCTGCTGATTATGAAGCATTGATTCCACAGATTTATCCTGAAGCAGAATCAGTTTCGGCTTTTGGTGGTGAGGATTTGACTCCACCTTCATATGGTAAGGTATTTGTAAGTATCAAACCATATAATGGTGTCTTCTTATCGAGTGCTATCAAACAAAACTTACAACAACAGATGAGGAAATACTCTGTTGCTGGTATTTTATCTGAAATTGTTGACCTGAAGTATCTGTATATCGAATCAAACTGTAAAGTATACTACGATTCAAATCTAGCACCAACTGCATCATTCGTTCAAAACTTAGCTACAACTAATATTGTCAAGTATTCCGAGTCATCGGATGTCAATAAGTTTGGTGGAAGATTCAAATACTCCCAATTCCAAAAGGTAATTGACCAGAGTCATGAATCAATAATGTCAAACATTACCAATATTGATATTAGAAGGGACATTAATGTTCAACTGAATACTTTTGCTGAGTATGAATTGTGCTTCGGTAACCGGTTCTATATAAGAAACCATGGACATGGGGCAAATTTCAATGGAAATCTCATTGGGTACAATATTAAATCATCCGGTTTTACTGTCAGTGGTATTAGTGGAACTGTATACCTTGGGGATAGTCCAGTTGGTAACTTAAGTAAGGGAACTGTATTTCTATTCAAACTGAAATCTTCGTCAGAACCATATATCGTCAGACAGAATGTAGGTACCATTGATTATGAAAAGGGTGAGATTAGACTTAACCCAATTAATATCATATCAACATTGGTAAATAGAGGAACTCCTTTGATCGAAGTTTCTGCATCTCCATACTCAAATGACGTGATTGGTCTTCAAGATCTCTATCTACAACTGGATGACAACATTTCTTCTGGAAATGATGTATCAGGAACCAACTATATTGTTTCTTCTAGTTACGGCTCTAACGTTTTGGTTAGGGGTCAGTCCGTATTCCAAACTGACGTAGATACTCTATCTACACAATTCACTCCTCCTAATGTAATTACATCAGTGGATGGGGTATCTAATACAAATAGAAGAACCAGATCATCAGTACCATCATCTTACTAATAAGAAGTCAGAATACAAATGACAGTAGATAGAGTTAAATTTCAAGAAATCGTTGAAAGTCAACTCCCTAGGTATGTTAGGGAAGACTTTCCACTACTAGGTGATTTCATTAAACAATATTACATCTCTCAGGAATTTGAAAGTGGTCCTATTGATATCCTCAATAATATTGATCAGTACGTAAAAGTTGATCAATTATGTGATGTTGTTGATTCTACTAAACTTATTGGTTCATTAGATACTGTTGACACTACTATTGTTGTAAGTTCTACTGAAGGATTTTCAGATAATAATGGTATCATTCAAATTGATAACGAAATTATATTATATCAATCCAAAACTTCGAATACCTTTGTAGAGTGTTCTAGAGGTTTTAGTGGAGTTACAACATATATTACTTCTGGTTCACCCGATGAACTGACATTTTCTTCAACAATTGCAGAATCTCACACCACCGGTGCAACTGTTAAGAATTTAAACATACTTTTTCTCAAAGAATTTCTCACTAAACTCAAGAGACAGGTAACTCCAGGGTTTACTGATAGGAATTTCTATACAGGATTGGATAAAAGAAACTTTATAATCAACTCTGATAGTTTTTATAAGTCAAAAGGTACTGAACAATCTTACGAAATACTCTTCCGAGCACTATATGGGGAAGATGTAGAGCTTATTCGTCCATCAAGATTTCTTTTTACACCATCTAATGCAAATTATAAGGTCACTAAAGACTTTATCGTAGAACAACTTCAAGGTGATCCTCTTGATTTGAAGAATCTTACGATATATCAAGACCTAACTAGTGCCCGAGGTTCTGTTACTAACGTTCAACAGATACCTTATGAGAATTTTCAGTTCTATCAGATCAGTATTGACTCCGGTTTTGACCGAGATAGTGATGTAAGTGGTTCTATCTACGGACAATTCAAGTCAAATCCACTCACAAAAGTCTTAAATGACGTAAGTGTTGGTTCAACTATCATTGATGTTGACTCTACAATCGGTTTTCCCGAGTTTGGTAGTCTTAGTGTATTGGATATTGATGATAATGAAATATCAATTGCATATACTGGCAAGACTCTAAACCAATTTTTTAATACAAGTGGTATTATTGGTCAAATTGCAAAGAAAACTGACATAACTTTAGACACATATTCGTATGCGTACGTTGGTATTGACACCAGTCAGGAGATAAGAGTCAGATTTACTTCTGCAGTGAAGGATTTTATCCCCAACGGGCCCAATTCTTACTACAAACCGCACGATACCATAGAACTGAAGTCTCTTGGATGGGAATCTGACACGAAAAAGTCAAATAATTACGTCTTAAATGTAAAAACTAACTGGGATGTTATAAAATCTAGTGTTATTGACGCAAATGCCTTTGTATATGAGTTCGAATTTGCAAAAGACCACTTTTTAAGAGAGGGTTATGCCGTAAGATATGAAAATTTCGACGGAACTTACTCTATTTTTGGTACAGTTTCCAGAGTTCTTTCTTCAACAAGTATTATAGTAACTTTTTCACAGCAAATTAACCTAAAAGGTCAGTTTGTAATCGAAAATCAGACATTGAAAGGTGAATCTCAGGTCTATCCTTACTTGAATGACTATATTGCGAATGTTCAGAACACATATTCTAAGTATAATAATGATTTAGTCATTGCATCAAACTCTATTGCAAACTATGATAACCTTGAAACTAATCCATATGACAAGAAAATAACTTTTAGTGCAAATCTTCGTTTAACAGATGAACTAAAATTACCAGTTAACCCAACATCAAGACCTGATCACGGGTATTATACTGGTGATGCAGTGTATTTTACCTCTGCCGGAAATGGTTTTGAGGGTATGCCATCAGCATCGTATTTTGTTTTTAGAGTTGATGAGGAGACTATTAAACTTTCTAGAAGTAAAGCTGACCTATCTAGAAAAATCTATATTACATTTAATGGTTCTGTAGTTGATGCTTCTCTTGCATATCTAGATTTCTACGATAAAAACATCGAACCTCAAGGTCTGTATAGACAGATTTTAGAACCAATCAATGATGACAGGAATTATAGTACTAGAGCCGGCTATACCGGTATGTTTGTTAATGGTGTTGAACTATTAAACTACAAAGCACAAAGTAGTGTTTATTATGGTACGATCAATACTTTGTCCATGACCGCTGGTGGTAGTGGATATGACATTATTAATCCACCCGTATTGTCAATTAAGGATGAAGTTGGATATGGTGCCACTGGATTCTGTAATGTAAAAGGGTCACTCATAAGACTTGATGTCATAGATTCCGGTCTTGGTTATTATGAACCACCCACAATCTCCATTAGTGGTGGTAATGGGTTTGGTGCTCAAGCTGAACCAAGAATGATTTCAATCAAACATGAAAATTCATTCTTTTCAGACTTTCCATCTCAAGTTGATCTTGTCAATAATACAATTACTTTCCCAAGTGACCATAAGTTTTTGGATGGCGAAGAGATAATCTATGAACCAAGAGGAGACAAGATCATTACGGGACTTTCCACTGGAGGTTCTTACTATACTAAAGTTGTTAGTCGAACTGCAATTAAACTTCATATCACTGAAGGTGATGCCTTTGTTGGTATTAACACGGTCAATCTTACCAAATATGGTTCCGGTACACAATACTTTGTTGCATCAGATCTAAAACAAGTTGTATCTTCTGTCGTAATTACTAATCCAGGACAAAACTACGAGAACAAAAGAAGAACAATTCCTGCCGTAGGTGTTAATACGGTATCTAATCAAGTCGAGATTGTAAATCATGGTTATGAATCAAAAGAAATTATAAGATATACGAGACCTGAGACTGGTGATAGGGTTATTGGATTATCCGAAACTGCTGATTATTATGTTGTCAAAGTTAATGACGATGCATTCTCCCTGACAAAGGTTGGAGTTGATCCCGTTGCAACAGATTATTATTTCGACAACGGTATTATCATTAACTTTAGTAATGAAGGATTGGGTTCTTTCAACTATCCACCAATTACAGTAACCGTTGAAGGGGCTGCAGCATCTTACGATAAGACTTTTGTTGAAGATTTTCAGGAACTTTTTATAATCGAATCTCCGATTGAAGAAAATATTACCACTCCAGTATTCGTTCTTGCGTGGACAGATACTGAAGCTGAGATTACAAATAATGGTATAGTAACAGACGAATTTTATGTGGATGTAAATGAGGATACTGATTGGTTGATTAGTGATACTCCATTCATTGGTAACATTCTTTTGTATGATGCCAAACTGCAACCAATTTTTAGAGGGTCTATCGAGACTATCGATTTAACTTCAAATGGTGTTGGTTATGGTTCTTCGGATATTATCGATTTTGTAAGACAACCAGAAATTACATTTGATGCTGGGATTAACGCAAAATTGACTCCTATCATCAATAATGGTGAAATTGTGGAAGTTGTTGTTAATACTCCAGGTAGTGGATACAATTCTCCACCAGACTTACAAATTGTCAGTGAGACTGGTAACTATGCTGTTCTAATTCCAATCATTGAAAATGGTTCTATTAAAAATATAATTATATCAAAAGGTGGTGTTGGTTATGTTTCTGGAAAAACTTCAGTTAATGTGGTACCACCTGGTGGTGGTGCTAGAGTAAATGCAAATATTCAGGCTTGGAATTTAAACTTGTTTGAAAAAAACTTCAATAACATACTCGATGATGATGGTGTTATTGAAGAGAATCTTTCTAATAAGTCACTGGAATATTGTGCGACATATCTGCCCAGACCTCTTCGTAGGACTTTGAATGTAATTAATGGTTTTGATAAAGATAATGAACGGTATGGTACTTTTGACTTGAGTTTTGATCCACAGACTGGTGGAGAAATTAGTAACACTTATCACTCACCTATTGTTGGATGGGCGTATGATGGAAATCCAATCTATGGACCATACGGATTTAAGAATATTGATGGTACTGGTGATATTTCACGAATGAAATCTGGTTATAAATTGCAGAGAGTTCAAAAGAGTAGACCTCCATATGATTCATTCCCCAATGGATTTTTTACAAATGATTACATATTTACTGGAGAAGGCGATTTAGATATTCATAATGGAAGATTCTGCGTAACACCTGATTATCCAAATGGAATATATGCATACTTCTGTACTATCTCCGAAGGAAATGACTCTGGTGGACCATTCAACAATTACAGAAGACCTGTATTCCCTTATGTAATTGGTGATACCTATAAGTCAACACCTATTCCATTCAACTTCTTAGCAAGATCTAATCAGACTGATTATGATATTGAAGACAAAGGTTGGTTTAGAAATACCAAGTATTACTATACGAATGGTGGACAGAGTGGATATGATTATATCTTCAACTCTAACACGGTAAGAAAACAGACTATTGATGTTACTGCAACATCCGCAGGAAGTATTGACGCAGTTACAATCTTAGATCAAGGTAGTGGTTACAGAGTTAATGACAAGGTTATATTCAATAACACTAAAACTAATGGTAGTAACTTAAATGTTAAGGTTTCTCAGGTTGGTGGTAAGAAAGTAGATAATGTAAGTCTTGCAACAACTTCTATTGAAGATGTTGAGATCTATTCAAATTCTAGTTCTAATAGTAATGAATTTATTGGTTTAACTTCAGCACCACACAGTTTCCTTCCAGGTAACATTATCTACATTGATGGTCTGTCTGATACCTATAAGAACCTACAGGGTTCTTACAGTGTTGGTGTAAGTAGTGACAGATGGTACACTTCATTAGGTATCTCTACCGGTCCTGTAACGGGTATTGTGACCTATGTGTATGTTTCTGGTTCACTTGATGAATCCATTATAGAACCTGACGATATTCTAAGAATTGAATCTGAAAAACTTAAGGTTCTAAACATCGATAAACTTTCGAGTAGAATTAGAGTTATAAGAGGATATGACAATACTTTTGCAGTTGTACATAGTGCCGGTACATTAGTTCGAAATGATCCCAGAAAACTAGCATTTACCGCAACAGGTATTGTTACTACAAAAGAACTAACAACAAATAGACAACTTTATTTTCAACCAAACGAGGCAATAGGTCTTGGTACCGAAACTGTTGGTACTGCAACAACATTGGTTTTTGCCAATCCAGGTGTAGGTCAGACTCAACAGAGAGTTGATCAACAACAAATCTATATCCCAGATCATAGATTGGGATTGAACACCCCTATCATCTATTATACTAATGGTGGAACGAGTATTAGTGCATGGAGTGGTATTACTAGTTCTAATATATTCCAACTGGAATCGAACAGAAATCTTTTTGCAGTTCCCATTAATAAGGATGTAATTGGTATTGCAACAGTTCGTGTTGGTATTGATAGTATTTCTGGACAATATGTAGGGGTTAATAGTGAGACAGGTGGTCTTCTTTACTTTACTACTTCAGTCGGTCTTGGTAGTTACCATAGTTTTAAGACCAATATTCCTTCAGTATTGAATGGTAGATTCTCTAAAAATGTTGTTACTGTTTCTACCGCGAGTACTCATGGTATAAAACCTGGTGACAGTATTACTAGTGAGGTAAAACCAATTACGACCACAGAAATATCGGTCGTTTATGACGATTATAACCGAAGAATGGTATTTGATCCTGACACCATTGAACCAGTAGGAATTAATACAGTATCTAATACTTTTACTGTTCCCGAGAATAAGTATCAGATCGGTGATAAGGTCATCTATAGTTCAATAGTACCTGATCCTAGTCTCTCTAACAAAGGTCTTTACTATGTCTATGTCTTTAAGAATGACCAGATTAAACTTGTTGAGTATGCTTCCGAATTAGGAAAAGAGAACCCAACATTTGTCAATATTGGAACCGCACATACAACAACAATCTCTAGGATTAACCCTGCAATAAAAGTTCAAAAAAATCAGAATTTAAAATTTAATCTTTCAGATAATTCTCTATCATTTGTTAGTGCTGGTACCAAATTTGCAGCATTTGATATGTTTGTCTATAGTGACTTATCATATGCAAATAAATTCTGGATTGCACCAAATTCAGATTCATTTGAAGTTACTAAATCTGGAACTGTTGGTATTGATACCAATGCAAACCTAACTCTTTATGTTAGTGAAAATATTCCCACTAATCTGTGGTATAACTTTGAGGTTGATAACATTGATATCAATCTTCCAGTGAAGATGAGAAAGTATACGGACACTTCAGTTTATAATAACAACCAAATTAATGTCACTGATAATAAATTTGATGGTAGGTATAATGTTGTAGGTGTAACATCTATGACTTTCGACTATAACATACCTTATAATAGAGATACTACTAATTCGTATGACCCAACCAATGCAATTCTCAGTTACACTACGAATTCCTCTAATACCGTTGGTCCTATTTCGAGATTGACTATTTTGAATGGTGGTAGAGGTTACAGATCTCTTCCTGGTTTTACTTCTGTAAGAAGTTCTACTGGTACTGGTGCTCTACTACAACCATCAAGTACTACGATTGGTAATATCATATCAACAAAAGTTAACTACATTGGTTTTGGTTATCCATCGGACACAACTCTGAATGCTTCTGGTAACTTACCAGAAATTTTAAGAATTGAACCTTTGGCGACATTCAAGTCTATTGGTATTAGTTCTACTGGTTTGAATTATTATGAGGCTCCTGAACTTGTTGTAGTTGATAGTGTATCAAAACTACAGATAACTGATGTAAAACTAGTTTATGATTTAGATGACACTGAAGTTACTATTGTAGAGAACACTATCTCACTGAACAATGTCACTCCAGAAATTATTCCTATCAATAATTCGAATGGATTTGGTATTAGTTCTATTAGTTACAACTCTGCATCAAAAATTGTAAGACTATCACTATCTAAACAGTTTAGTGATCCTCAAGACTGGCCATTTAAGGTTGGTGAGACAGTGATTGTTGAAAATATAGCAATTGGTTTTAATACTACAGGAAAAGGTTATAATTCAGAGAATTATGATTATGCATTATTCACTCTAACTGCAACTGATAGTAATCTTGGTGGATCTGGTTCATATATCGAATATGATCTTTCAGATTATCTTGGTGAGGGAGAATTCCCTGGTGAAGTAACAAATTTTACAGTAGGAAAAGTAACTCCAAAGACATATTTCCCAATTTTTGACATTAAACTCAAAATTTCAGATTTCTTTGATGGAGAAAAGGTTTCAAATGAAGATAGTGTAGGTATAGTAGAGAGATGGGATCCTGTTAGTGAATATTTGTTCGTTTCTACCAATTCAGATTTCGAAGTTGGTAGTATCATTGAGTCCGAAACTTCTCAAATTAAGTCTATAGTTAGATCTAAGATTGATTTTAACTCAACTATCACTATTGGTACAGGAACAACATTTATCGACGGTTGGCAGTCAAATTCTGGTTTCTTGAATGACAATTTACAAGTTATTCCTAATAATGAGTACTATCAGAACTTCTCATATTCACTCAAATCTAGAATTCCTTATAAAACTTGGGATGACCCAGTAAGTTCTCTTAATCACACTGCAGGTTTTGATAAATTTGCAGATTTGGTCATCGACAACAATGCCGCTAGTGATACTTCACCAAAAGAAGTAACTATCGATACGGTGGTTGATCTTATTGGCGAGGGTAATCTCTATTGTTTCCCAGATTTTGATGGTGCAACAGAAACTACTATTGATGTTGTCAATGGTAAGACTGTATCAGACCAAATTATATTTGAAAATCGAATTTTACTAGATTACTTCGAATCTAGAGGTAATAGAGTATTAGAACTGGATGATATTAGCAGTCAATTTAACAGTAATGCAAGAGATACAAGATATTCTATTGTAGACTTCTTTGATAATAAATTCTACTTCAATAAGTTCTTTACTTTGGTTCAGGATAGAGAAGTTAGAAACAGAAAACAGTCTAGTATTGTTTCTGTTGTACAAGATGGAACTAGAGGTTATATTAATCAATATGGTACTTTAGACACTGCAATGTCTTTAGGTTATTTCGACTATATTGGCGCAGGAACTAGTACATGGGGTCTAACCTTCTATCCAACTCTGTTTAAGTACAATAACTATGACATTTCTTACTTCACTTTCAGTGGATTGAATAATGTAACCGGAATTGGAACTCAACAAATCGGTAATGTAGTTAAAATTTCTACTGCAAGTACTAATGTATCTGTTGCAACCACTACCAATCTAGTATCAATTTCTTCTACCTACAGAGCTGCAAAACTTCTCATTCAAATGGAAGATGCAGAAAATAACTATTATGGTAATGAACTTAATATCCTTCACGACGGAACAAATGTAACCACTCTTCAATATGGGGCAAATGACAATAAGGTTGGTCTTGCGGGTCTACCAAGTTCTGGATTTGGAACATATAATGCATACATTTCTGGTGGACTTGTAAAAGTCGACATTATTCCAACTGTAGGGACTGCGGTTACTGCAAATGTAAGTATCGTATCTATTGCTGACAATAGTGCTTCTGGAGTTTCCACATCAAATCTTGTAGTTACTAATCTATCGTCTTATTCCAAGTCTATTACATCTTCAGGAACTCCTGTTGAAAATATTGTTGCATCTTACTCATCTCCATTCAATTCAGAATACTTTATTGTATCGGTAGAGGACACTACAAACAACGAATATGAGATGTTTGAGGTAAATGTCCTTGATAATGATACTGTAAACAGAATTGTAAAATATGGTGATATTAGAACTAATGTAGGTCTTGGAACAGTTGGTGTTACGAATAGTAGTACCGAAACTCATCTCGTATACACACCAAATCCGAATATCAATGTTGAAGTAAGAGCATTTGGTATTTCTCTTAAGAATTTCAACAATATCGTTGGTATTTCTTCAATTGACCTCAATAATAACATTCTATTCTCTGAATACGGAACATACACTGGTACAGAGTTCGATAAAAAGACCTCATTCAAGTTACAATCAAATAATCTAGATGTATTCCAAAGAAGTTTTGTGGGGAACAGTACTTCTGTAGTTAATACTACTGGTAATCAAGTTATTTTGGAAGACCACTTCTTTGTGACCGGGGAGAAAGTTACCTACGATTATGAAAACTCTATTCTATCAACTGCAAACGCCATTGGGATTGGAACGACAAGTGTTGCCGGTGTATCTACTGACAAACTTCCGTCTACTTTGTATATTGTCAAGTATAGTGAAAAATCTGTAGGGTTTGCAAAAAGTGCAACAGATGCATTGAGTGCAGTTCCTGTTGTATTTGACTTAACATCTATTGGTATTGGAACATTCCATAAAATTACCGCAACTAATCAAAATGCTAGAGCATTGTTGGCAATTGATAATATGGTTCAGTCACCAGTAACTGAAGTGAATATTGAAACGCAGTTGTCTGAAAGTATTGTATTTGATGTAGATTTTGATGTTGTTGGAGTTACTTCATTCAAGGCAAATGATTTACTTAAGATTGATAATGAGATTATGCTTGTTCAGAACACGGGAGTTTCTTCTGAGAATAGTCTCAAAGTTCTACGAGCACAGATGGGAACACAGGTTGCATCACACAATATAGGAACCTCAGTTAATTTACTTGGTGGTAACTACAATATTGTTGATAATACTGTTCACTTTGCATCTGCACCATTTGGAGCAACTCCAATTGGAACTACTACTGCAGGACCTGATAATGTAGATTGGACTGGTGTTACCACATACTCAAGTTTCCAAGGTAGAACCTTTATGAGAAGTGGTATTCTTAATGATGACCTTGACACCTATGCGACCAACTACACATTTGATAATATTCAAAGTGGGTTCAATGGTCAGAGAAGTGTATTTACTTTGACTCAGAACGGTGAGAACTTAGTCGGATTTGCAACCAACAAGGCGATCGTATTGAATTCAAATATTCTTCAAGAACCATTGGGGGGTCAGATAACATCTGGCGATTATAGTTTCCTTGAAGTTGCAGGTGTTACGAGTATTACATATCTTGGTGATAGTATCTCATCTGAAGAAGACCCGAATAAAGCTTCAATTCCTAGAGGAGGAACAATTATTTCTGTTGGTTCTACTTCAGGTTCTGGTTTCCAACCATTAGTTGGTGCTGGTGCATCAGTATTTGTCAACTCCGGTACAATTAGCGCTATTAGCATTGGTAATAGTGGTTCTGGCTATAGAACTGGTATTCAAACTAATGTAGGTGTGGGTATTATCACATCTTCTACTGGAGATGTTCGAGTTATTGGTATTGGTACTGCAAACATTGTAGATGGTCATGTAGATAGTATTGACCTTTATAACCTAGGTTCTAATCTTGACTCCGGCAATCCACCCATTGTTGTTATAGACAAACCTCTTGGTTACTCAAATATTCCTCTAGTCTATAGTTCTAATTCTGCACCTGGAGTTGGTACTGGTGCAAGAGTTGATATTATTGTTGGACAAGGTTCTAGTGTTATCAATTTTGATATTGTAAGTGGTGGTTTTGGGTATAATGTTGGCGATAAACTCAATATTGCTATTGGTGGTACAACAGGTATTAACACTGATTCAAGTCTTCCGTTCATTCCGTTTGAATTAAGTGTCACTGATGTATATCGGGATACTTTTAATGGGTTTACTATTGGTGAACTTGAGGTATTTGATAGTATTAATGAGTTGTTTGATGGGTTGGCTACAAAATTCCCACTTACGAT